GCACAACAAAAATCAACAATAAGAAGACCTGGAAAACATTCTTAACCATGATTCCACCTGCGGTTGCAGCGCTGTACCAGACATCTAGACCAGATGAGTTGGACAGTGAGGAGATTTCAGTTTCAAAATACCACACACTAATGCATTGTCGCCATGATTTGCTACACTTCCTATGCAATATGATAACCGGGTTGCCAAATGTTTTTGGTGCAAATACTCTCTTAGCTGATGAGTTCGGTGATCTGATGCCAAAGGTATTGACCAAGTACTCTCCAGATTTGGTTATCATAAGAGATGGGGTCTGTATTATTGGGGATGTATCATGCACATGGAATCGTGAGTTCCATCTTAATGAAAAAAAACAAAAGTATGACCAGGTTGTTGATTTCCTTAGGAACAATACTGATCTGATAGTGCCTGACTTCTATATGGTGTGGGTTGACCCAGCTTGGACTAATTTACACGAGGCAATTGAGGATTTCAACCAGTTTCTATCTGCGAACTCCTTAACATACTGTAAAATACCACAAGACACCCTAATGCAAGTTAAGTCCATCTATGAAGATTTGTCTGAAGATATTGAAAAGCTCAGAAGGGTGTTGCCTGATGATGTGTTGAAAGATATTGTAACTCCTACACCCTCCACTCCAAAAATAGACCCAGAAGAAATGAACAATTGCTCGAAGAAGAGTTTCCCACACTTTGAAACAGTGCAAACAGCATGCTCAAGCTCTACCATGGAGGAAGTTGAAGGTATCTTTGAGACACTCGTTAAAGATAAGAAGATCCGAGAAACTTTGAAAGACACTTTGCATGATGAGTCAATGTTCGAAAAGGCATTCAAAACTCTGAGATTACAGGAAGAAAATTTCCAAAAAGGTAGCATAAAACCAACGTTCTTTGTCCCATTTGCAAATTTTAACGAAGATATCTCCACACAGCTTGGAGATATAATCTTGGAAAAGGGGTTAGAGGGAATGCAGTTAGAGCAAACTCAGGTCCTTAAAATGCTATCTTTTTTGACACAGACAGGCTGTATTAAAGATAGGGACATAAACAGTTGCATAACAAAGATAAATGACGAATTAAATGTAGCACTAAAAAATCAAGGTGAAAAAAACTTATTCAACACAGGGATGCTGACAGGGAATCTAGAAACAGAGAGTTCAATAAACAAGTTGTATACAGAACACCGTAAAGGGAAAGATAGTTCTGTATCCAAAAGACAGTTTTTTAAAAATGCTCTTGGTAAAGATTTGAAGTTGAGAGATCTTCTGCCATATGTCTATAAAAATAAATGCATCCGTGTTACAGCTAATGGTTTGTCTGGAAGTTGGTTTTCAAAGTCAGGAACTGCATTTAAAAAGACTCATGAGGTTCGGGAGTATAAAGTCAAGACAACCATTGGTGAGGAGCACTTTGAGACCATGCAAGAGTTTATGGACTTACTAAATGAGAAAGATGATAAGCCATACAAAACACATCCTTTCTTGGGGACAGAACCAGGCCCTGACAATTTTTTTGCACAGAATTTAAAGCGAGGGTTTTTAAGTAAACAACGGGATTTCTTAGCATTGATTCAAGGACTAAATGCCCATTCGTTTAGCAAGCATTCTAGTACTATTATTACACAATTGCTGCACTTCAATGAACTAAATACAAGTCCTAACACATTTTGCGTGCTGTCAGGTGGGAGGCAGAATTGTATCCACATCGTTAGAGGAGGTTCCTTAAAGAGAGGACAAGATGTAGGCCAAGCATACTTTACTGTTTTTCTGACACATGACAAGAGATGGGCCAGTCCTGTTTATGGAAATGTGAGAGTGTATCCTGTAGAAGTTAAAAAGAACACATGTTATGTGTGCATTACACCTTGGGTAAGATTATCTAGTACAAAACTGAGTTTCATGAAAGATCAATATTATTCTACACTATCAACTGCTTATGATAGCTGGTCACGAATTCGAAACTTTCACATAACACGGCAAACCCTGCAAATGATTTACACCTTCAGAGTTTGTGTGTCACTATCTCCTTCCCAAAAGGTTGCCGAGCTTTTGATGGATACTAGGTATATAGTAATGGCTGCATTGAGTACATATTCTAATGTTTTCGAGTTGATCTTGGATAAGTTTCAGCCACCATATAAGAATTCCATGGAAAAATTCATTGTTCAGCAATTGAGAAAAAAGTGCGAACAGATTATAGTCCATTTTCGCCAAAGTCCTCCGAAACCAAATAAACCTGGGTTTTCATTGAATCAGAGGTTGCAGAGCACACTCGGTGGAACTTTCACAATGCCATCCTTGTGGTCTGAAGAGATTGTTAGAGATATGCAAGGCTTGTTTGATGAACTGTTTGTCTATGTTCATACTTCAAAAGAGCCTTCTTCAAATTACCATGAACAAGTCCGCGCCATGAACACTATTCTAAAATTTCAGAAACAGTACAATTCCATGAGTGCTAGCTTGCAATCTGGCTGCATGAAGGTGGAAGAACTTAGAGATTGGTTGGTGTCAGGAAATCAGATAGGATGTCATGCACCTACAGTTTATTGGGCAACGAAGACATGGGGGAAGCGCTTTGCAAATTTGTATAAGAGTACGGAGTTTAAGGAGTCATGCCTAACAGAACCACTTTCCGAACTTGAATCCACAAAAGCATGCATTCCTGAACTGGATCGTGAAGTCTGTGTTGTGGAGAGAAGCAAAGCAGAAATGGATCAGGTTATCCGCAATTTAGGGAGCCTGTTCAAAGTTGACAGTGGACAAGAGAAGAAACCGGCTGCAACCTACTTCAAACTTGATGTCAATATGAGTGAGGATGTTGAAATGGTAATCACTAAAAATCTACGTGTAAAAGTGCATGACTCACTGCTAGATTGGATCAAGAGATCGAGTGGGAGGTCACAGTATACACTGGATTTGGCTTTGTGGAACATTAAGTCAAATAATATGAGAGTATTGGCTGACACCTGTATAAAAGCACAATATGGGGCAAAAAGAGAATTTTATGTCATCAACTTAGGTGCAAAAGGGATGGCTAGAGTCTTAGAAAACACATACAAATGCCTTGCAAAACACTGCAAGAATGAAATGATTAGTGTGGCAGGTGATAGAAAATTAGAGTTTATTCAGTCATCTGTAAATGAAGTAATATTATCGTCTGAACGAAGACAGGATAAAATATTTTATACAAACGGAGACTGTACAAAATGGTCTGCTTGTGAAACTCTTTCTAGTTTTGTGGCTTTTAATACAGGATTAGAGGAGGTTTTTGGGGAGGATGTGACTAGCTTCAATAATGCTGTATTTTCGGCATGGGCAAATAAGCAGATACAGGTTCCACAAGCAATCCTTGTCAATCTAAAATACCTGAGTGAGCAGACAAATTATATAACGGATACAACTACCATTAATAGTACTCAGAACTTTCTACAAGGTATGTTCAATTATGCATCATCTTTAAAGGCTGTAGCAGCAACAGAGTTTGCATTACATATGTTCCGCAAGCTGAATCCAGCTGCATTCTTGATATGCACACACCTAGAGCATTCAGATGATTACAGCTTAGTGACAAGAGTTAGAGAAGATTCGGTTTTTGAAGAGTTTAGAATATATCACAAGCTCGCTCAAAAACTCTTTGGAATCAATGACAGCATCAAGAAAACCAATGTACAAAGACATTTCTTAGAATTTATTTCATTGTTCTCTTTTAATGGCCAGCTATATTATCCAAATATAAAGAAAACAAAAGAAGTTGGTACAAACTTGCCTTGTACTAGTTTTAAAAATGATGTGATGGCAATTACTTCAAGAGTGGCAGAGTCTGTAAGGTTAGGTGTTCCACTAGAAAGCTGTTATTTTCTTCAAAGAGTACATTCTGCCTCATTAGCAGATGCATATTCACTGACTCCTGGTATGAAGAATAGTTATGGTGACACAGTCGCTTGTTTTTCTATGCCATTAGAGCTATTTGGGTTTCCTGATTGCATCCCAGTTTTGCACTATATGATAAGAGGAAGTCCAGAGTCTTACAGATTATACAATTATAGCACCGATGAGGTTAAATCACTGTACAAAAAATTATACTGCTTGGCACAAGAAACGCACACTGCAGATGATTTGCCACTTCTTAGCTTTGCAGAAGACTTCGGAGAATTTTATACACCTGAATTTACATACCCAACAAGACACAACAGGTTAAAAGAGATTAAGAGGAAACTTAATCTAAGTCTGGAGCAATCCAGAGATTACTTTGATGCAAATTTAACAGATACATTGGTTAAGCCTGCAGATGAGTTAAGATTCCAGAAATGGCTTGAAGCGATGTATTACAATAAATCCTTTTCACAAGCATATATGTCTGTTAGCAGGGCAACAATGACGCTGAGACATTCATTGTTTTCTAGCAAGCCATGCATCAAGCCTTTCACATTGAATATGTCAGAATTGGATGATAAAGCAGATATACAGTTTTGGACAGTCAGACAGTGTATAGTCGCTTTCAAGCATCTACCATTGTCCCCAGAAAAGAGTACGGAGCTTGATAAAAGTATAGCATTCAAACTCAGTGTGTGCTCTTACAACAACTCTTTAGGCATGATATATGATTTTCTTGACAAGTCTAAAATTATACCAGATTCTGCGATTGAAACACACACCACTGTTGCAAGAGCTTCATCCCCTTATCAAGTTCTTGCTTTGGAAAATAGAATACAAAACCTGCTCCAGTTCCTAGTTAACCCTGAAAATTTTTATGCCGACCATCGGAAATTTCTTTCTGAGACATCTTTATACCGGGATCTAGAAAAATTATCCCAAACATACAACTATGGATTACTGAAAGTGGATATGTCTTATGCCAGACAAGTTATGAAAGAACTGGTAGCACAATCAATACCAAGTTCTTATGGATTAGTTTTCGATACTAAAGACAAGAGCTTGTTGGGCTACTTGATGCAGTATGTATCATACGGGTCTTTCTCCAATGAAACATACCGCGTGGTGCCATGTCAAAAGACAGAGATTTTAGTCAGTGCTGGCTCTAGGATCAAGTTTGCAAGGGATTGGAAGACTAACACAGATACATTTACTGAAGTTCTTTATCAATTGGGTTTGATTTATAGAGCCATACATTTGCGGTCTATAGAGGACTTTGATGACCAAATCCAAAATTTATTTACTTATGATATTCCTGAACTCGGAGTGACAGTCAAAGGTTTTCTTGAGGCAGTTGACATGGACAAGTTGGTATCGTACAAGATCGGTGACAATGCACAAAAGATCTTAGCATTCTTAAAAATGAAATTGCTCTCCAATCAATCTGACATGAGAAATTACTTGGGTGGAAAACTTTTCTATGAAGTCAATTATATGTCAAGGCATACTTGTCCAGAGGCATTTGATGAATGGTGTACATTGAAGTTTCAGAATAAGTTTTGCAATGCCTATCTGAAACGTGATGCTTTCACACATGTTATAATTCTGGAAATGCCCAATGTCAATAAGGTCATGTGGTTTTACTTTTACACAATAGCAGAGAGAGCGTTCGGATTAATATCACAAGCTAAGTTTGATTTAAGAATGCTACATACTCATGATATGCACATAAAGCCATTAGCAAGGCATCATCAGCATCTCTTAGAAAAAGTGATAATACACTCA